AAACCAAGGTATGCGAGAAGACCAGCTACATCCTTTCCACTCAAATGAGTCAGCGTATTGTCCAGCGGTTGTTTACCTGCCAGCGCATTGTTAATGGTGGTGCTGAATTTCGGGTCATTGTTAATGGCTGCGGCAATTTCTTTCAGTGTATCCAGCGTGGCAGGCGCACCGTTAATCAGAGCGGTAATAGCCGCCTGAACAAACGCAGTGGTCGCAATCCGCGTGGTGTTATTTCCTGCGGCAGGCGTCGGCGCTTTTGGTTCTCCGGTAAATGTCGGATTATGTTTCTGTGCATACTGGGTATGAGGATCCTGTGCGGCATTATGGTTTCTCATCTGGTCATCCACATACAGCCTTAATTCCAGGACTTCATCATCCACGTATTTACGGGTCGCCAGTACCACCGACGGGTCGATTTTCAGCGTGATGGCTTCGGTATTCGTGACAACCAGAATCATGCGGATAGTCTGGGTACGACCACTGCCTTCCTGCAACTGCGGTTTGTACGTTTCCGGGCAGTTCGCCACCGCAATGAGTACGCCTTCATCATCATAAAGCCCAATCTCACGGATCCAGAATCCGCCCTCGTTCTCAGGGATGATTTGCTCCGCAATAATCTGGCTCTGGTTGTTCGGGTCAACACTCAGAAGATTCAGCGGCGCGATGCGTTTCTGGTTAATCAGTTTTGTCTGTGCCGGGTCTGGTGTCGGCAAGACACCATTCGCATCACCAACGGCCATTTGCGTCAGATTCAGCTTACTGCCGAGCATCGTCGCGTTAGCCAGCCGTGCTGCGCCCTGATTAGTCAGAATGGCGTAGTATTTCACTGTCATGCGTTTACTCTCAGGTTATCAATTAAATGAATGGCCGAGGCCGGGAAATAATCCCCTCCGACAATAATGGCCTCCGGGGTGTAGGGATAAACCGTCAGGGCGTCGCCGTGATAGCATCCCGCACCGGCAAAAATGTTGCCGGTTGTACTTAAACTGATAGCCAGTCCCGTCAGATGGCGGCTTGCAGGTTTTGCATCAGCAACGAGACGCTCCAGCTCCTGATACATTTCCTCGGTAATACCCTGCTCAAGCACGCCAACAACGATGCGGAACGTCCCCGGCTCCTCGTTGAGCTGCCACCACTCCCTCACCTCAATCAGATAGCCGAGCGGCTCCACCACACGGCGAATCGCACCAATAGTGCCCTTATGGCAGTGAATGAAATACGCATCGCGGATAACAGCGCGTTTTGTCGCTTCCGGCCACTTATCATCCCAGCGGTCAACCGAAAATGACCACGCCAGCCACGGCAGCAGATTTGCCGGACAGGTATCCGGGTTCCACAGCTCACGAATACTGACCGGCGTTTTTTCAATTTCCGCACAGGCTTTTGCGGCGGCAACTTCAAGCGGTGATGAGCCGGTCGGCAGCAGTCGCGAATCACTCATCCGAGCCTCCGGTCACGACGCGGTATTCGGTACAGAAAGACGCCTGCGTACTGTTGAGCACGATGTCGGCCAGCGGTGCAGCCAGTTCGACACGCTGCACGCCTTCCACATGCAAAGCGGCATAAATGGCAGACAGACGGATGTCGCGCCCCAGCCGGTGCTGTGCCGTGATGTATGCTTCCAGTTTTTTCACGGCGGCCGCGCGGATGGGTTCACTTTCGGGACCAGGGTAAAGGTAAAGCGTGGCGTTTATCTGGTATTCAACAATGGCGGCAGACTGCACGGTCACGCGGTCGGCCACCGGTCTGACGTCCTCGCCATTCAGGGCGTTACACACCACCGCCAGCAGGTCTTCGGATGCGACACCGTTATTCTCACGTGACAGCACAGAGATGGTGACGCAGGCCGGAGACGGACTGGTGACAGAGATATCCGCGACACGCCCGTCAGCACTGCGGCCATGATACTGATAGGCACCCACCGACCCGGCGACGCTTAAACCTTCAAACGCCTGCTGAATACGCAGACGATAATCGGTGTCAGACTCCATCACTGCCGGTGTCGGCGGGATGGTCGAATCATCTGCCGGGGTGATAGTCAGGCGCGTGGTGTTGTAATTGGCACCAATCACATCAAGGTCATTACCGGCAGCACAGGCCAGCATCACCGCCCGTGCGGCCTCATTCACACGCTGACGCCAGATAAGCTCACGATAAGCATTTTCCTCCAGCAGTTTGACGAGAGGCTCGGATTCCAGCGTCAGGGTACGGGCGACCGCCTCCTGCTGGTCTTCCGGGTAAAGGGAAATCAGTGTCGCCTTGCGTTCGGCAAGAATGGTTTCAAAGTCCAGCTCTTCGACCACATCCGGTGCGGGTAGCTGGTTCAGGTCGATAATCGGCATGGTTTCAACTCACAGGGATGGTTAACGAAAGTGACTGGCCGGTGTCGTTGTGCTGGCCGGTTAACGTGACCGTCATTCGCCCGTCAAAGCTGCGCGCCGTGGTGACAGATGACAGGGTGACGCGGGGTTCCCATTTCAGCACCGCCATGTAACAGGCGACCTTAATCTGCAACTCAAGCGCCGGGGTCTGCGGCTGGTCAATCATTGATGCCAGCAACGAGCCGTAATCACGACGCATCACCCGTGAGCCGACCGGTGTGCGCAGGATATCGCCGATACTCTGGCTGATATGCTCAAGGTCAGTGACAGTCAGGCCATCACTGCGATTCATTCCGAGATAACGCGCAGTCATAGAGGTCCCCCGGTTGTGCCGCCGCTGTCGCCGGGGTGTTTATGGGTATGCAGTACCTTACCGTTTGATGAGAGTTCACCGCCGGTGTGTTCAATGTTGCCGCGCATCGTCCCGCCCTTCTGCACTTCCAGCGTGCCGGTAGTCAGTTTGTTAGTGCAGACCACTTCCGGTGTGTCCAGGGTGACACGGGTTGACGCTTTCACCGTGACCACAGGCACCGTGGCAGTAACAGAATCAGAAGCCGTCACGCTGGCCGTTTTAATTCCGCTTACCGTGAGTGCACTGGTTTCGGGTTCATATTCAATCACCGCCCCGTCAGGGAAACGGATATGCAGGGCATCCGCCGACACAGACGGCGAGGGGTTATCACCGGAATAAATCCCCGGCAGAACGAACGCCGTGTCGAGTTCACCACCCACGGACAGAATCAGCACCTGTTCCCCCACGGAAGGCGCCCACCATGTGCGCGAACGTCCGGCGCGATGGGTCAGCCACTGAAGCCAGTCGGTGCACATGCCGCCGGTCTGCACACGGCAGCGACCGGCGTTAAGGTCGGTTTCGACGATAATGCCGGTGCGGATCATGTTGCGCAGTGCGCGCGCGAGTTCCTGAATATTTGCGAGAGTGTTCATAACGGGAAGGATGCCGCCGGGTCATACCGGCGGCAATGTGACGATGAGGTGTCGGGAATGGCACAACTAACGGTCGAGGTGCGCCAGAATAATCTCTTCAATCATCTGCACATCCTCACCGGTAAAGCCGAGCAGAGGACGCGCCGGATAATCAATTTTCTTACCGTCTTTCCGGGTTTCTTCCGACAGACCGAACTGATGCACGCTGGCGATTTTCGGTGACTTCCCGCCGTAAAACTCCATTGATGCCTGTTCCGGGCTGGCGCGGATATGCAAAAAACGACTGGTGATAAGTTTCGCAAACATTTTTCGCTTAACACGACCAGTCTTTTTTCTGGCGCTCTGCTGCTGGCGTGGCGCGTAGGGTGTGCCGTCCGGGGCTTTCTGAGCCATCACCCGACGCTGCTGACTCTGCCGCAGACGTTTCGCCAGTTCGGCGCTCAGTCGCCGACGCCCTGACGGTGACAGCGATTCAATCAGTCCGGTCAGCCGGTCTTCAAAACGCTTAAACTCATTCATCCCACTTGCTCACCAGTTCGCCATTGATATAAAGCTCCACCGGGCGGGTGACCGGCTCCGGCGGCGTGGGTTCCGGGATATTCTTCACATGCAGCGCGCCGTCCACCTCACTGACCAGCGTGCGCTCGGTCAGCATCAGGCTGATGCTGATATCAAAGCTGCTGTCATTGTTGATGTCTGCATAAAACGTGAAGCCCTTTTTCTGGCCTTCGTCGGTGGTCATGATGTCGGGCTGATTTTCCCGCAGCCACGCCAGCACCGGCACGATGAGCAGGTCAAAATCACCGGTAAAGTCGGTCACAATGACATTGAGCGTGTAACGCTTTTCAAATGACAGCGACGTCGCCAGCGTGGAGGCAATACTCCCGTTATCCACGAATATCCGCAGCATCTCTGGACTGGTTTTCAGCACCGTGACGGCATCAGTCAGCGCCCTGCGCAGGCTGTCGGGTTTGAGCATCGTTTTCGTCCTGACAGTGTTTAATCATTTTTACCTGGCTGGCACAGCGTGCCAGCGCGTTCTCAAGCTGCCGGATATCGGCACTTAAATCGCCGTTCGTCTGCGGGTCACTGCCCGGCATCGGGCAAAGGCTCACTTTCGGGCAGGCGTTGTGGACAATCACTGGCGTCTGCGCAGGCCGGGCGCTGGTGCAACCGGCGCACAGCATCAGGCAGGTCAGCACCGTACCAGCGGCGAAAATCTTCGTTTTCATTGAGTAACCTCGTGATGGTTTTCTCGCGCTGTGCTTCACGCTTCGCGGCGTTCTCCAGTTCCTGACGCAGTGCCACCTGCGCCAGCTCGTTTTTGTCTGCCCTGGTAAGGGCAACATGAAGCTGGTTTTTCAGCATGGTGATGGTCGTCTGCTGCCCGCTGGCGACATTGTTCGCCCTGTCCAGTGAGGCGCGCAGTCTGGCGTTTTCATGCTTCGCCAGAAACAGCCCCGCCACCGCCAGCGATAACAACACGACCAGTGCAATCATCAGCTTTGACATAGTTCCCGCCCCTCAAGACGCTGACGACAGGCCGTGCGTATCAGCCGGAAAAACAGCGACGCCACAAGATAAATCAGCGCGGTAAAAATCCACCCGGCAGCGACCAGCGAGATAAACGTCGCCACCATCACTACCAGAGCCGCCGCCCGTCTGCGCCACGGCACCGGCTGCAAAAACAGCGACGTGACAATCTTCACGGCCAGCGATTCCGGTGGCAGCTCCCGCCCGTAGCGTTCCAGCACATACTCAGTGGCATACACGCCGACACCACCGGCAACCACACAGATAACCGTCGCCAGAATCGCCCAGGCGGCGACAAAATTGACGGCCACGCTCTGCGGGTAAATCAGGGACAGTGCCAGCATCAGCGCCAGCGACACATTCAGCATCAGTGAAAGGGATAATTTCTTCATGGTGTTTACTCCGTTTAAGCTGGTACACCGCCGGCGGTACGCCAGACGGTGACCAGTTTTTCCAGTGAATGCTCACGCTGACCGTAACCGGCACCCGGCAGGGACGCCCAGATATTGCGACAGCGTGAAATGGCGCGCTCAATGCGTCCCGCCCGGATGTCATCCAGTGCACCGCGTTCGCGGATCAACTGAATGGCGAGCCTGTCCTGTGACAACGGACTGAAATCCGGCAGGGCAAGCTGTTTGCGGTAGTGCGGCCAGAACAGGTAAAGCTGCTGATAGCGACCGGAGGCCGTGGATTTTTCACCGCGACGGTTAAACACCTTCGCCGGTCGGCCATGTGCGAACGGGTGGTCACTGTAGTCGGTGAAAATTTCCGGCTTCCCGTCCAGTCCGGTGACTATCACGTCATAGCCCCGGTTTTTCGTCAGCGGATGATTCGCCGTCCCTTCGGATACCGCCAGCATGTCGAGAAAGGCGGCGATATTCTGATGCGTGTTAATTACCGGCATTACGGTTTCCCCCTGCCCTTAAAACGGCGCTGAATGGCAATCTCAATCACCTGATAACCGGCGATACCCAGCATGGAGCCGATGCCGCACACCGCAGGCAGTGACAGGTCAGGAAACTGCACCAGAACAACACCGGCAACCATCGAGACAAAACCACCGAGCAACATGCGCCCGATAAACAGACGCGGGGTGATAGGTTCACCACCGGCAAGCACCTTGCCGACAACAATCAGCACCCCAATCATGAAAAGCGACAGGACGCTTTTTTCTTCTGCTGTCATGCGTTACTCCCACAGATTGACAGTTTCAGCCACGGGCGCGGTCTGAACGTCGGGCAGTTCGACGGCGGTGCCGTGTGGCAGCACCGCCCCCAGTTCAGCCAGTCCCGGATTTGCGGCGAGCACGGCCTCGACCACGCCCTCAGTGCGCCCGTAATACCGGACACAAATGGCGTCGAGCGTGTCGCCCTGTAGCGCAAAGGTCTTCATCAGATTTGACTCACGATGCAGCGCGGCTTGCCCTGGATGCGCGCCACCGCCCAGCGCATATCCCGCCACAGCTCATCAATGGTGCTGTCAATGCTGTCAGCCTTCTTGTCGCCTTTCGCACTGGCATCCACGCCGCGATAACGCTCATAAAGCGATGCGGTCGCCATCGCACACACGGCGCGCTCGTAGTAAAAAACTTTGATGCTTTCACCGTCGATGTCGTCCGCCGGAACGTCCGCCAGACACGTAAAACCGGCGGCAATTTTCTGTTCGCGGTACTCGTACAGCTCCGCATTCGTTTCAGCCATGCCTGACTTGATGGCCTCACGCAGACGGGCGGGGGCGACGGTCTGCTCAAGGCGCATACGTTCCCGGACGCGCTTCGGGTCGATATCGGGAAAAAAGAACGTGTTTTTAATCACCGGCTCGTCGCCTGCCGGTTGCGGGATGACCACCGTACCCTCACCGGACACGGGGGCCTCCTTTCGCGGAATAATCAGCGTCATCATGACTACCTCTGAAAAGTCGGGCGGTGGACGCCGGTACAGCGTCAGGTGATTCACCCTCACTGACCGGCGTGCCGCCCTGGCGCGGGGCGCATTCGGTTGTTAACTGGCTTTCTTTTTCGGGCGTCCACGTTTTGCCGGTGTCACGCTCCGGGTCTTACGCGGGGCGCAGGAGGCCGCTTTGGGCTGCGGCTCCGGCTTCGGTTTCAGCTCCCGCTCCAGTCGTTCAATCTCTTTTTTGACGCCTGCCTGACAGTCGAGCTGTGTCGCACGTTGCAGGTGAGCCAGCGCACCGGCGGCATCACCACCGTCACGCAGAAACAGACCGGTGATTTTGTGCAGCTTTGCGCGCACTTCATCAGGCATGTCAGCCGTGGCGGTCAGTTCAAGGGTCTCCGTCAGCAGGCGGGTATCCACAGACTCACCGGCAGCGTGAGCACGCATGGCCGCGAGCGCCACCTCCTCGGTGAACATGTACGGCGGGGTGCGGCGGTGTTTACCCGGCATGGTCAGACCGTACTTCAGGGCATAACGGGCAATCTCCAGCGCACCGGCAATATCGCCGGTATCCAGACGCCACAGCATGACCGTCATCAGAATGTCATCCTGTGCACCTTTGCCCTGCTCCAGCACGCCGTTCACCCACGGCAACCAGAACGGCAGCAGTTCGCGTTTTTTCGCGGCTTTCAGCTCTTTTGAATAAATCGCTTTCAGTGTGCGCTGGTCTGCGGCGAGCTTAACCAGCATCTGCTCATAGACAGTTGCATGTCGCAGCGGGGCGGCTTCCCGCTGCGCGGTCATCGCTGCCGAGACCCGCATCATGTGGCGCTGTGCGGGACTCGTCATCGGTTACGCTCCCGGCTCTGCGGTCGCTTTAGCCGGTGTGGAGAAATCACCGACTTTAATTTTTTCCACCAGACAACCGGCGGCGTAATCCTCCACCACGTAATCAATGTTCATTGACTCGTAGTTCTCCACGCGGTCGAGTTTCGGGTTTTCCTCAATCACGCGGCGATGGCTGTCATCCATGTAGTAGATAGACAGGTTTTCCAGCTTCGTGATGAGCATCGCATCCGCCGGGAAGTACGGGACGCGTACCGCCGGCAGGTTGCCGATGCGTTTCTGGCTGATGATGACGTCAGCGGCCAGCATTTCGCTGTTGTCCTGCTCCTTGTTGACGATGGGAAAATACTTGTCCGCCAGTAGCTGACGTCCCACAATCACCACAAGGTCAGGGTCTTCCTGATACCACGGCTCAATCAGGTTGTTGGTCGCATCCATCACCAGTGCGTCAAGGCTGGCATAATCACCGCCCTTACCCACGCGGATAACCTCAGAGGTGGTGTGCCCTTCCTCGTCAGTGACCTTGCTCATCACGCGCGCCGGTGCTTCATTGCGGTATTTCTGCAGCCAGCCGACCGCCACATCCTGTAGCATCGGATTACTGCTGCGGTCAGAGGTTTCGGCACGCCTCACGCCGTTAAAACCGGCCATGATTAAATCAAGGGACTGGCGTTTGATAATGGCGTTACGGACACGGAGCTGGAAATCCTGATAACGCGCCCACAGGTCAAGCGTTTTGTAGCGGATATAAAAATCGAAGTTAATCTGGTCGCATTCGTACTTACTGGACGCCAGCTTCGAGAAGTCCTTCGGCTGACGCTCGGTGCCACCGGCGGTGTCGGTGGTGCTGGCGATGGAGCCGGTGACACCAATACCAATTTTTTCCCCTTTCATTTCGCTGACCGGCACAATGTTGATGCGGGTCAGAAAGTCAGAGGACTCCTGCATGGTGTTCATCAGGGTCTGGGTGACCGACGGTTCAACGGTGAATTTTTTCGACACATCACCGGCGTCGATGCCGTTCAGTTCGGCAACACGGGACAGGTAGGCATTAAATTTAAAGCGGGTTTCCTGGCGCATAGTTTTTCCTGAAATTAAGGGTTAATCGTGAAGGTTTTCCCGGACTGGCTGACGCCGGTCAGCAGTTCGTCATCAGGGCGTCACCGCCACCGCCGGTGGCCTTGCTGCGGCGCTGCTGGGTCAGACTTTCGGTGTTGTCGAGACTGTTTTTCAGGCGGCTGAATGCCTGGCTGGTTTCATCCGCCCTGTCAGTCACCTCCTGCTTAAGTGCGGAAAAGGCAGTTTCCATCTCAGCGAGGCGCTGCTCAGTGGCGCTCAGTTTTTCCTGTACATGTTCAGCAACAGCGGTCACCGCTTCATGCACGTCATTCAGACGGGCGTCATCGCTGGCCTGTTTGCGGCCAAAAATGGATTTCACCTTTTCGGTCAGGGCGGTGAACACGGTTTCAGGCAGGTCTTCAAATTCCAGCTCAACAGGCGTTGCCACTGAAATCAGGTTTTCAGGGCTTAATTTGAAGCGGTTCAGGGGGTTGTGTTTTGCCGTGCGGCAGAATTCCAGATATTCCGTGCCGAGGCTTGCCGGGTCATCGGTGACGGCCAGTCCCACCAGATAACATTTGCCGGTGTTGGCAAAGTTCGGCTGGATTTCCATTGAGGTATAGACCTTCTGCGCGGCCTTGTTCATCGCGATAAGGTCATCGGTCGGGGTGATTTTCGCAAACAGCGCCCATTTGCCTTTCAGCGCCGAATCATCGTCAATCTTTTCGGCCTTCAGTTCGACCACATCGCCATAACGCTTAAAAATACCGTCAGGCAGGATGCCGCGCAGATGTTCCAGGTTAATGCGGCAACCATAGACACGCGGGTCAAAGGTTTCGGCCATTTCCTGAATATCCTGCGCACTGATGACACGCCCGTCACAGGTGTCACCCTCAACGCCGATACGAAAGAATTTTGAGACTTTTTTTGCCATTGTCAGGAGTCCTGAATAGTGATTAGAGGAGTCACATGTCGGCATCAGTTTCCCGACGATGCGCATCCTCCGCCATCAGTCCCGGATGGCTTATCACTGACACAACAGCACCTTAGCGAATCGCGGGACGCGACTCAGTAGCCTTGCCGTGTATTCATCACGGCGAGGTATTCATGACCATCACCACAGACACCACTCTTTTACACGACCCGCGTCGTCAGGCGGCGCTGCTGTACTGGCAGGGGTTTTCCGTGCCGCAGATTGCCGCCATGTTGCAGATGAAACGCCCGACGGTGCAGAGCTGGAAACAGCGCGACGGCTGGGACAGCGTTGCCCCCATCAGCCGTGTCGAAATGAGTCTGGAAGCGCGGCTGACCCAGCTCATCATCAAACCGCAGAAAACCGGCGGTGACTTCAAGGAAATTGACCTGCTGGGACGCCAGATTGAACGACTGGCACGGGTAAATCGCTACAGCCAGACCGGCAACGAGGCAGACCTTAATCCGAACGTCGCTAACCGCAACAAAGGCGGGCGGCGCAAACCGAAAAAGAATTTTTTCAGTGACGAAGCCATCGAAAAGCTGGAGCAGATTTTCTTTGAGCAGTCTTTCGACTATCAGTTGCACTGGTATCGCGCCGGGCTTGAGCACCGCATCCGCGATATCCTGAAATCCCGCCAGATTGGCGCGACATTTTATTTTTCCCGCGAGGCGCTGCTGCGCGCCCTGAAAACCGGTCATAACCAGATTTTTCTGTCGGCCAGTAAAACGCAGGCGTATGTGTTCCGCGAATACATCATCGCCTTTGCCCGTCTGGTTGACGTTGACCTGACCGGTGACCCGATTGTCCTGGGCAATAACGGCGCAAAACTGATTTTTCTCGGCACCAACTCCAACACCGCGCAGAGCCATAACGGCGACCTGTACGTCGACGAGATTTTCTGGATCCCGAATTTTCAGGTACTGCGTAAGGTGGCATCAGGTATGGCCTCACAGAGTCACCTGCGCTCGACCTATTTCTCCACCCCGTCCACGCTGGCGCACGACGCCTACCCGTTCTGGTCGGGTGAACTGTTCAACCGGGGACGCGCCAGCGCCGCCGAACGCGTGGAAATCGACGTCAGTCATAACGCCCTTGCCGGTGGGCTTCTCTGTGCGGACGGCCAGTGGCGGCAGATTGTCACCATTGAGGACGCCCTGAAAGGCGGCTGCACGCTCTTCGACATTGAGCAGCTTAAACGCGAAAACAGCGCCGACGATTTTAAAAACCTGTTCATGTGTGAATTTGTTGACGACAAGGCGTCGGTGTTCCCGTTCGAGGAGCTGCAACGCTGCATGGTCGACACGCTGGAAGAATGGGAAGACTATGCGCCGTTTGCCGCCAATCCGTTCGGCTCCCGCCCGGTATGGATTGGTTACGACCCGTCACACCGTGGCGACAGCGCCGGATGCGTGGTGCTGGCACCGCCGGTGGTGGCCGGAGGTAAATTCAGAATACTTGAGCGTCACCAGTGGAAAGGCATGGACTTTGCCACCCAGGCTGAATCCATCCGCAAACTCACCGAAAAATATAACGTCGAATACATCGGTATTGATGCCACCGGCCTCGGTGTCGGCGTGTTCCAGCTCGTGCGCTCGTTCTATCCTGCCGCGCGCGATATCCGCTACACGCCGGAAATGAAAACCGCAATGGTGCTCAAGGCAAAAGACGTTATCCGCCGTGGCTGTCTGGAATATGACGTCAGCGCCACCGACATCACCAGCTCGTTTATGGCTATCCGAAAGACCATGACCAGCAGCGGACGCAGCGCCACCTATGAGGCCAGTCGCAGCGAGGAAGCCAGCCACGCCGACCTCGCCTGGGCGACCATGCACGCCCTGTTAAATGAGCCACTCACCGCCGGTATCAGCACCCCGCTGACATCCACCATTCTGGAGTTTTACTGATGAGCAAGAAAAAAGGGAAAACACCGCAACCTGCGGCAAAAACAATCACCGCCAGCGCCCCGAAAATGGAGGCATTCACCTTTGGCGAACCGGTGCCGGTACTCGACCGCCGTGACATTCTGGATTACGTCGAATGCATCAGTAACGGCAGATGGTATGAGCCACCGGTCAGCTTTACCGGTCTGGCAAAAAGCCTGCGTGCTGCCGTGCATCACAGCTCCCCGATTTACGTCAAACGCAATATTCTGGCCTCGACATTTATCCCGCATCCGTGGCTGTCCCAGCAGGATTTCAGCCGCTTTGTGCTGGATTTTCTGGTGTTCGGTAATGCGTTTCTGGAAAAGCGTTACAGCACCACCGGTAAGGTCATCAGACTGGAAACCTCACCGGCCAAATATACCCGTCGTGGCGTGGAGGAGGATGTTTACTGGTGGGTGCCGTCCTTCAACGAGCCGACAGCCTTCGCGCCCGGCTCCGTGTTTCACCTGCTGGAGCCGGATATTAATCAGGAGCTGTACGGCCTGCCGGAATATCTCAGCGCCCTTAACTCTGCCTGGCTGAATGAGTCGGCCACGCTGTTCCGCCGCAAGTATTACGAAAACGGCGCACATGCCGGATACATCATGTACGTCACTGATGCTGTGCAGGATCGCAACGATATCGAAATGCTCCGCGAAAACATGGTTAAGTCGAAAGGCCGCAACAACTTTAAAAATCTGTTTCTCTATGCCCCACAGGGGAAAGCCGACGGCATTAAAATTATCCCGCTCAGTGAAGTGGCGACGAAGGACGATTTTTTTAATATCAAAAAAGCCAGCGCCGCTGACCTGCTGGACGCGCACCGCATCCCCTTTCAGTTGATGGGCGGCAAGCCGGAGAACGTCGGGTCGCTGGGCGATATTGAGAAAGTGGCAAAGGTCTTTGTCCGCAATGAGCTTATCCCGCTACAGGACAGGATTCGGGAAATAAACGGCTGGCTTGGCCAGGAGGTCATCCGCTTTAAAAACTACTCACTGGACACTGACAACGGCTGAACATCGCCGCCTGCGGGCGGCTTTTTTACACCCCGTCATCACGCCCTCACACGCTCACCACCGCACAAAACACCCCGCAGACACACCAACGCCCCGGCGCACAATCTAAACGCCATCACGACGCGCTCAGACGCTGAAAAAATAAAATCATCACCACCGCCAGCGCGCAGTGCTTTCCCCGCCTCGCCCGCCCGCTTCATGAGCCGGTTTTAATGCGGTTGAATTAAGTAATCAAACCCCCTTGGGGATTACCATACAAAAGAGTTAGAGACCAAAGAACATAAATGCAAATCCACGCACGCTATAGATACATGCGCTACCCTGATTGCAGGAAGCAATGACGCATGCGATAATAGAAATATTTTTCATAATAGTAACGGTGGCACATGGATCAGAGAATCCTTGAACATGAAGCAATAAAACAACTTAGCAAAAAATCAGTACGCAAGTTGTTTGGGGTTCACGACATCCCTAGAGCCAGCTCACCATTCCGCTATCCAGGTGGCAAGGACAAGCTTGCTTCATTTCTCGCTATTTTCCTCATGCATAATAAGTTAAATGGCGCACGGTTTATTGAACCATTTTGCGGCGGCGCTGGTGCATCGCTTTCACTGCTATTGGGTGGATATGTCAAAGAGATCCACTTAAATGACAAGAACTATGCTTTATTTTGTTTTTGGGATCAATTAATTAACAACACCGACAATCTGTTAGATATGGTATATCAGAATATACCATGTATCGATGAATGGCATAAACAAAAGAGAATTTATCAGTCAAGTATTACTGATCCTACTAAGTACACTAAACTCGAGTACGGGTTCAGTGTTTTTTATTTAAATAGGACAAATAGATCTGGAGTACTAAGCGCAGGGCCAATTGGTGGTTTAGACCAATCTGGAAAATATAAAATTGATTGTAGATACACTGTAAGCACCCTTATTAAAAAGCTCGAAAAAATAGCGAGCATGCGTGAATCTATATTTGTTTATAATGAACATTGTATTGATTTTTTAAAACGATTTGATAACAAAGACAATTACGAAAATGACTTTGTTTATCTAGACCCTCCCTATGTTAAAGAGGGCAGAAACATTTATTCTAAAAACTTTTGTTTCGATGACATACAGCATCGAGAGCTTAAGGAATATATAGCCGGTTATGCGAACCGCTGGCTAATTTCTTATGATGACCATCCATTAGTGCATGAGTTATATTCAAAACATGGCACAAGAGCGGTAGAGATAAGCTATGTGATGAACCAAGCTAAAGTTGGAAAAGAGCTCATGATCGCTGATTCTCGATTAAGAATGCCAGAGTCACTATTTACTGTAGACATATTGGAATCTGAAAGTAAAATTCCGATTGAAAAAAAAGCAATTAAAACGGCCTAATATTAGGCCGCTTCTTGTTGTAACGTTGCGGTTGTTGATATTACATATTGTGAAATATTATTTATTTCATTTCCCCTTTCTATCAGCAACTCAGGGTTAGAAACTAAAAGCTCTAAACCCCTCTTAAAACAAGTTGGCAACCGTAGCCTATGCAACACTGCTCCAAACTCCTCGGCTATCAAAGAGATATGATCTTTTTTTATAGATTCATCATCACTTTCGAAATCAAATGGAATAACAATCGCGTCAATTATTCTATATATTCTTTGCGACAACCAGTGATTTTGTATAACAGCAATGTCTTCTTTTACTGCTTTAGAGCGCCAGTCATTTCCGCTAGCAACTTGTGCAAAATAAATAAGCTTATTACCAGGAAACATATCGCGAGGATTATTATCCTTCCATGCAATAACATCAATACCAGCATCTTTATGAGGCCTAGACTGTAAATAGCGATTTACATCAGCCAGAGATTTTACTCTGCCCTCTCCTATTAAATCAATAGCCCTAGTTAACGCATCATAAAATCTTGAGCTATCTGGTCTTGGCCAACCGAATGAAATACTATGGCCTTGAACATAACCAGCCAAAGCAATAGTTGCAGCAATCTGTAATAAATCCCGTTGCTGGTTTGTAGGACTTTCCAAACCACTAAATAATCGTGATGCTGACATATGAGAAAAATACAAGCAGTATAAATAGATATGTTGGTCAACTGTCAGTTGTTCCAATGTACCTTCCATTAACTCAAGACAAAGTGTTTCTTCATTAAAAACAAATGGATAACTTTCACCCAAAATATCTTTTCTTTGCTGATATTGTTCCAGTAATCGTTGTATTTCATTCTCTACTTCAGCATCTTCCTCACCTATATCAGAAGATGTAAACGAATCTAAATTCTCCAGAATATTTCTTAACTCAGAAATACGCACAGTAAAGTAAATATTCGATAAACATGATAATTCAAGCCAATCTAATTTAACTTGAATATGATGACTCTCCGGATAAGGTAACAACTGCATTTATTATTCCTCAATACTCTGCAATTGAAATTGAACCTTCAATACTTTTTTCTTAAATTGTTCGATGTAGTTCTTCGTTGTGTCATCTAACGAATCAGTTCTATCAAGAACAGAAGATATAGTATCAAGCTGCTTGTTTATCTCCAGAAAAGCATCCTTGATGTGTTGAAGTGGATCTCCGGCCTGTTTATATAATTCAGACAGACTTTCAACCCCAGACTTAAAGGCTTCGTATGAGGCCTCATTAGCCAAAACCTCGCCAAAATATTTTAAATCCGGATTCTGTGAAGAAATTAAAGAAGCTCTTTTATCTTTTTTATAACCATAAAGACCAGTAAGAACATCTTTAAGTTTATCAATATTCTGCGATGGGACAGGGTTATCTTTAAGAGTAACATTCCAATCTCTCTCGAGCCCCAAGAAGTCTTTATATTCAGACCTATTTAATGCAGTATATAAGTGTGAAAATGAAAATTTTGGAGACATGCGATCAGCGTGAATATCATATACCTCCTGATTTTTTGCTTGTTCAAGTACAAACATAGCACTAACAATAGAACGCACAGTATTATTACTATCACCGAGTTTTTTTGTTATATCGTCTATTGTAAGCCCATTTGCCCTTTCACTTACAAACCATTTATATGCAAATTGCGCTTTAGCAAAAGAATCCCACTTATGTGGACCATTTACATGCTTAAATCCAATAAATGAACGAGCCTCTGACTCATCATTTACTAGATATACAGCCACTTCTTTCAAACTATCTATAACACGAGCGTCCAAGTTTTTAGGAACAACAACACGACACTTTTGTGCCAAACCCGGCTCAGTAAGTAATTTGATCGCTGCTAAACGACGATTTCCCTCTAAAACAACATATTTGGCACCTTTTTTCATGACAATTAAAGGTTCAATTGACATATATCCATTCTCTGATATGGATTTAATCAACTCCTCCAAATCAGCTGTATCAGAGAGAGCCTTAACCAGTTCGTGCGGGTCGGCATTGTCATTAAAACTTTTCCCGTTATAAAGTCTTGGGTTTTTAGCATCCAAGATTAATTCATCTGGGGAAATCATCTGTGTTTTGAATGGTTCTAAGACAGTCAGTGGCATTTCATACACCATAATCTAAATAAATTTAACAACATTCTATGCGTTTTTTGCTTCTTTACCATGTTTTTTAGTCTTTTTCCATAGAAACATGAAATACGTTAGGAAGCAACCTATCACATATAACACACATACTGAAAACCACTAACGCCTCGCGATGCTCGTTGTTCAACCCCGCCAGCCCTGAAAACAAGTTTCAAGACTGACGGCGTTTTCTATAGTCTGCGTGACGGTGGAGCAACTCTGGACTGACGGATATAATTAAGCCGCCCGTAATTATCCCGGACTATTTCGGCACACCCGACCAGCTCGTCAGGCGTCAGATTTTCGTTGACCATAATCTGCTGTAGACGGTGAACAATAGCCATCAGCTTGATATTTTTAGTGTTATGTTGCGGTATCTCGCCTGGTATTCTGTGCATTATCCAAGCCACCCGTTTTGCTTTGCACACTCAATCTGTTCGTCCGAATAGTTCCATGCTCCATCCGTGGCAACCATTGCCCCGCCAGACATCCCCGTCTCTGGTTCATACATGACAGCAAGGCCGAGCTGATGCATAATTTCATGATTAATTCTGAATACCAGACCACGCTCACTAAGTTCTTTCCAGTTCACAATCTCATATGCGCCTGTATTAAGCAGCTCAATACTTAGCAAGACATAATCTTCCAGCCAGTCTGACAGGTCAGTAACATCTGTTATCCGGGCTTCAACCTTTCGCCCCGTATACACCCCCTGCCCCCATTCATGCAAAATCAACGTGTCCCCGCGCTCATAATTACGGTTATTTTTCCGAAACTCTGCGCGTTTCTTTCCTTCCAGCACAAGGTCAAAATATTTTGCGTGCAGCTTTACCTCGTGAATTTTTGCCATCATGTCCACTCCATTACTTTTGAGAATCCCGGCCACTCATCAGCGACCGGATACATGAATTTTTTACCGTCATAATTTACGGTCGCTCCACGCGCCAGCGCCTCAAGCTCCCATCGCTGCGGCCTGATACCGTTCTGAGCAAGGTCAACGCGGATACGGGTAATTTGCATTCTTTCCGACCGGGTCAGTCTGGCCGATGGTGCAATTTCATGTGGTTTTAACGGGCTTCCGTTTCTTTGCTGACGATTTGGTGTTCTCAGGTCGTGTTTTAATGCCCCCCTGAGCGCCCTCACGACCTCCGTGTCATTCCATTCGATAACACCGTCATCAACCAGATTAAGCACTGCTGCGGCGTGTTCAGAAGGTGTGGGAGCCGGTAACGAAGTATCACCACCGGTGAGCTTTCCACAGTTATTGACAGGACTCCGAGGCGCGGCGATGCCGCTTTTTAAAGTCAAAGGCTCAACGACCGGAACTTTCGGCACAATGCGCCAGTCCGTCGTTCTGGTGATATGAATATGACGCGCGCCGAGATGCGGCGCGTAAATGCCGACCACTCTCTCGACCTCTTCCTCGTACTCGTTAACGTCATCCGACGGGCTACGGGCGACCCTGACAGTCTGACAATCGCGCGGGACATTTGCCCCGCCCTGCGCGCTGATATACAGCGCAAAATCGCCACTGTCTGCGGCAGCGCGTGCAGCCTCGACGCGTTCGTCAAACTCATCAGCAATGCTGACGCCGCGAGGCAACTTACGTAGTTCACGGTAAGCCCCCATTGTCGGCAGGCCAACCGTTTTAAATTGCGGGATGCGCCACGTTGACGCCCATGCGGTAACAGCCGCCGCAGTGTCTTTCAGCGGTCTGCCGGTATCGTTATCGAGCTGACCATCCAGTGCATAGCCATCGATGTTTTTTGAGATGTATTTCGCGATATACCCCGCAGCACCGCCCCGGTTAAGATGTTTTGCCTGAAAACGGTTTCGCGCGGCTCCTCTTTCGTCGCCATCCTCTTTGAGCGCATAGCGACGCATGATTTCGATAATCTGGTTACGCTGGCGTGGATTACAAAAAAGCATCATATGCCAGTGCGGCGTTCCGTCGTGGTGTGGCTCGACGACTCGCAAACCGTAGACCTGTAAATCATTATCCTTGAATGCCGTGCGCATCAGGCTCCAGATACGGCAGAGATAACGCTGCGCATCCTTTGGATTAAATGCCTCATCGTTCCAGCCGTGATTTAGCTGGACGGTTTTACTTTCGCCTTTTCTGACCTGACGTGTCGGATGATACTTTGACGGCGCGGTCAGCGTGATAAACATCCCCACATCACCCTCTGCGGCGGCGTAACGCTCAATACCGGCGATGGTGTTCATCAGCTCCATCCGGCGAATTTCAGGATTAGAAATACTGCCCATCACCTTACTGATAAGGTCGATGCGCTCGCCGGTTTCCCTGTTTTCAAGGTCACACGATTTAAGAAATTCCAGATTTGCCTGGCGGCGTGCACGTACATCACGAATGGCATGTTTACTGGCATAAGGAGAACGGTCTTTATTGACCTCCCCGACAGCTATCAGTAACGCCTCATGCCAGCGCATACGCTGGCCTTTAAGCTGATGAGTCCACCACTCATCGTTAAACAGGCGGGCAATGGCAGAATATGCCTGCCTCGTGGTCATCTGTCCTTTACGGTATTTTTTCCAGTAGAGCGGGGAAATATTGAAAGCACGTGCAGCGCCAGCAACATGACCATAGAGGTGAGCCTGCGCCTCATCCGTAAACAGCGATTCTTTTTCACCATGCGCATCAACCCATGCATCGCAGAGTTCCTCATACATCATGAAAAGCTGCGATGAGATACGGGCGGCAAACTTTTTCACCTCCTTGTCATTCATTCCAGGCAGGCGCGCATAGTGGTCACGCTCTGCCAGAAACAGCAACGACGCGTCGGTGTTCATTTCATGGCGCTGATTCACACGCTCAATGCGCGGCCATAAACGACGCTGAAAAGTGGATGTGAGGAAATAAAACCCGTGTAGAGGGCTTTTATTGCGCCGGATGTAGTCATAGCGTGAAGTAAACAGCGAGCGCAAAAAATAAGGCAGACGGTTAATCGTGGATAAAACACCTTGCACCTGACGCATCTCGTCACGTGTAAGGGGTCTTTCGCGCCCGACAGCCTCACGTGGCGCGTTCCATGCATAAGCACCGGTAAACGTCTTACCGGTGCCTGCGGCAAATGCTGACGGAGGGACAAAACGCCCGGAGGCTTTAACGGCCATGTGAGCCAAAAGCCTCTGAACAACGCTTGCTGAGTTGCTCAACCTGCGCGTTTAAATCAGCAAAAGACTTTGCGCTTCCGGTCAGAATATCGTGATGCATCAGGCCGGAAACGAGCTGGCTTAATTTCGGGTAATAACCAACCACCGCCAGCCATTCCTGACCGGCGTTTTTACCGCTTTCCGCTCTCTTTTTCTCGTGGAGAATAAACTGAAAGCTGTCACTGGTAACGACATAACGCTCGCCAATTTCGATACGAATACTCATGCCATTCTCCGGTAATGCTTGTTTTTTGCTTCAAAGACTGACTGGCAGGAAACACAACGCGTGGCTGACGGATAAGCTGCACGACGGACAGCAGGTATTGGCGCGTCACACTCTTCGCAAACCAGCGCAGAAACACCGCAATGTTTTACCCTTGCCGCGTTAATCTGGCGCTCCAGTAATTCAGCCTGTTGTTCCTGAATAAAATCTACGTTGTCCGGCATTACCAGCTCCTTTTGTCGTTCAGCTTCTTAAATTCATCAGCGCAATAGCTGGCGATTTCTGTCGTTAATTTTGTCAGTTCATCCACGGATGAAATTTGCTTATGAAATACAGCGCGTTTAACAAGTAAATTGACCACATCAGACAGGAGGTTTAATTCGTTCTGATAAATCGCGATAACAGATTCAGTTATTTCGTGTTTTTCTTTATCAAGCCTAAGTTGAATAAGAGACAAATCGCCATTTTTCATAACGGAGATTTTTAAGGCATTGTTCAGTAATACAACTGAACGAGAACAGGACATCAAAGCACCTCCCCGCGAGACAATCCGATATTGTGAAATTTTTCCGACTCCTGACTGAGCAGCTCGACTATCTCCACGCGGGATAACTCTGCCTTTGTGATATGGCGAATCATGGCGTCAAGATGAGAAGAAAAGCGCGTCGCAGCGTCGGCCTGTGCTTCGGTTCTGGCCTGTTGCAGCAGTAATGCGTATTTACCGCACTGATTTTCAGAAACTGTATGCATGACTTTCTCCAGGCAAAAAGAAGCCCCGCACGATTAAGTGCGTTAAAAACTCTGGTTAATTACTTAATGCAGATATTGCTCTGGTTTTACCGACGTCAGAATTGTCGGTGCATACTCAAACAGGCTGAATAATTCACGTAATGCACGGAATAAAGCATCACGCCAGTAACATGATTCTTCATTAATTCGCCAGTATGGCTGGTTGAATTCTTTTTCAGTCAATCCGGCATGCATAAATAAAGTACGACGCTGACTGACTGTTAAAAAACTAATATATGCATACTCACTTGCGCCAACCTGACGGCGTTTTGAGAATGCCCCACGCAATTCATCAATTGCACAAACCAGCCGTTCACGTTCGACGTCGTTCATTTCTTCAAAACGCATCGTTGCGTGACGCTGTTTTAACTGCGCATGGAAGCAAACCGTTAGCCGTTCGCGTTCCATCATCTGATTATAATAATCACATGTATCCTGCCAGCGAGGGACGGCAAGATGCTTGCCAATTATCCGGCGCATAGCTGCTGGCTGTTTTTCAACGAGATTGAGCGTCATCACTGTCATTTCCAGACTCTCCGGCTTTTCAGAAAGGTCAGAGCCTTTTTTAACGGACTCTGTTTTTTGGTGCGGATAATGATTCCCTTGCGTCCCTTCCCGTGGGTGATGGTGAAGTCAATCGCCCTGGGGCTTTCGTTACGCAATAACTGAGCAATACAACGCGGCTCATTCATAATCACAACCCCATCCACAAAAGCCATGCATCACGCTGTTCAACCGGTCGGTTATAAAACGCCTCACGTACAGCGCGATTAAACTCAGGAATGAAAACCCATTTTTCACCGGCACGAGCCTTCGGTTTGCAAGGATCACGCAATTCAATAATTGGTAATTTATTTGCCTTCACCATTTCACTGACGGCTGTCTTTGGCTTCCCTAATAAATCAGCAAATTTATCCACATGAACCGCATCAAGCGGATACTGAATCACATAATTTTCAGCGTCCATATATGGTACCCTCATAGGATCCAGCCCTTTCTAAACCACTCAAAACCGTTTAGACGCTGGTTTATTCTCAAATCAATGGAACCTATATAGGTTCCAGTTTTGAGGGAATTTAGTCCCTATATAGGCACCATGTCAAATGAAATTAAGCGAAAAGATTAAGGCCTTGCGTGAGGCTGAAGGGCTAAGCCAATCAAAATTCTGTGAAATCATAGAGTTACCGCTAAGCACACTTAAAAAATATGAAGGAGGAAACTTTGAACCCGGTGGCACAGCTTTGCTAAAAATCACTATGCATCCCACATTCCAAAAATATGCTCTATGGCTTATGACAGATAAAACCGCGCCGGACGCAGGACAAATCGCACCGGCTCTCGCGCACATTGGGCCAGAGTCAACAGAGTCCAACCACTCCGCGAAAAGGATTGGCTAACTCTATATAAAGATTACATTTTCACCATTTGCTACCAAGATGGTGAATACAGCGCCGGAGGGCTTTCTTATGGCAATTAAGAAGCTCGATGATGGTCGCTATGAAGTGGACATTAGACCTCGCGGTCGCGACGGAAAACGCATCCGCAGGAAATTCGAAAGAAAAGCTGAAGCACTAGCATTTGAGCGATACACAATCGCCAATGCCAGTCAGAAAGAATGGGGAGGCCAGCGAGCAGACCGCCGGACTTTGAGTGAGTTGCTGGACATCTGGTGGAAATATCACGGGCAAAACCACGAGCATGGAACAAAAGAGTTTAATCATCTACTCAAAACCATCAGCGGCATAGGTGATATACCAGTGAGCAGGATGAGCAAAAGGGCTTTGATGGATTATCGTTCCATGCGACTACGTGATGGTATCAGTGCCGCAACGATAAACCGTGACATGTACCGATTATCCGGCATGTTCACAAAATTAATTCAATTGGATGAATTTTCCGGGCAACACCCAATTCACGGACTGCCGCCACTGGCGGAGGCCAACCCTGAAATGACGTTCCTGGAAAAAGCAGAAATCGAAAAACTGTTAAATGTTTTGGCTGGTGATGACTTACTTGTCGCGCTTTTATGTCTGAGCACTGGAGGAAGATGGACGGAAGTTGCCACGCTAAAACCAGCACAGATTACAAATTGCAGGGTTACCTTCCTGAAAACCAAAAACGGTAAAAAGCGAACCGTGCCGATTTCTGAGGAACTGGAGAAAAAAGTTAAAGAGGAGGCCAGCGCCAAATTATTCAAAGTTGATTATGAGAAATTTTGCGGGATTTTACGCAGAGTGAAACCTGATATACCACCCAATCAGGCAACCCACATCCTGCGGCATACATTCGCAAGCCATTTCATGATGAATGGGGGCAATATAATCGCACTGCAACAGATTCTGGGACATGCGAGCATTCAGCAGACGATGGCCTATGCGCACCTTGCGCCTGACTATCTGCAAAATGCCGTCGCTCTGAATCCACTAAAAGGCGGAGTGACGTTATAAATTTCCCCCTCTGAGTGTCCACATAGTGTCCACACTCAAGAAATTTTGAAACCGCTCCAAACCCTTACAGCTTTCGATAAGTACCTGTTTTTACTTTTGATTGCATGTAAGTAATTGATAAAAAAAACCCCCACATCATGTGGGG